TCAGAACATCGCCAATGACTGAATGGTGCCGACGACGTATTGACCATTTCCTGGCGCAGCAATCACATCACTACCTGCACTTCCAGCCAGTGTCGCGGCGCTGGTGACGACTTGCCCCCTTTGCCGGGTTATCTCTACTTGTCTCGGCGCGACAGGGAAGCATTTAGGGCAAAGTCCGGCGCAAATAACGCCCTTAATGTCTTTATTACTCATACCCGGGTTTATTACATGCTTTACGATACCGCTTTGTCTGTTTGGATGTCGTTGGCCGGGTCTTACCAGATAACGTTGGGAGCCTTCAGAACAGATAATACCTGCTTGATAAAAGTTGCGGTTGCAGTCCATGTCAGTGCTGAGCGCTTTGACAGCAAAGTCTGCTGCGCCATGCCCTGTCATTCTTGCAACGGCATAACCTGGCAAGTTTTTTTCAGGATTGAACCCAGATAAAGCCATGTGGTATCCCTTATGATGCTAAAGCCATCAATAATGGTTGAACAGCGAAGCCACTTATTACGTGCGCCTGTAGATACGCTATTGTAACGATATTCGCTTCCAGGTGGCATCAAATGAACCATGCTTTACGTTCTCCCTTTCAGTCTGGGGGAGCATGCTGTTTAGCCATCCGAAGGTGATTTCCTCGGGCTACCGCATGGTTATTATACGGGGTTTTAGTGGACTTCAGTAAAACTGAGGTGAAGAATGAATGGTGATAAGAGGAACAAACACCATAACATAAGTTACTGATAAATAAAAATTAACCCCAAAAAAAACGAAAAGCTATTTATACACAAAGCTATACACATTGATGGGAGCGTACATCGCCTGAACACTTCTTATGCCCCCTCTTATTATGTACCATTCACGAGCCAAAAACTCTACTCACGGTCCGCATGGCCCGTTAATCAAGGAAGGTAAAGTCTGGCGCGTAAATGGCTTTTTAACTTTTCCAGAAAAGAGCGTACGGTTTCTCCCCAGGGTTCAGGATAGAACTCACCCTGACTGATGGTTTCGAACGCCTCTGTAAGTGATTCATCATTTAACGACAGTAAATTTTCCGCCTCCTGACAGGCTTTCATTACTATTTTTGGGTTCTCAGTCTCTAAGTAACTGTTCAGCACTTCTTCTAACGTTTCGCCAAACAAATCGTAGTCCTGGCCAAAAAATACCCGAATAAGCGTTCCAATATTTTTATAACTCTTGTTCATTGATAGCCTCAAAAGCAAGGATATGAAGTCAGAAGATAATAGGGTTTGCCGTTAAACACTTTGCGGTGCAAAACTATCCTGACGGCATGAGCTTGAAGGCGGTCAGCTTAATGTCCGTTGATGGTGTATTGCTACCATACATGGCATCCGGGCTGGCTGATAGTAACGTGGGTTTAAAGGAGAGCAAAATAATTTAGAAGCAGGCTTGGGGCGGGATGCATCCGCACTATCGCTAACGATCTGGCGTAATAAGCAGGCAAAACGCCATGTTTCAGGTTAGACAAGGCCAGTTGGTTAGTCCGGGCGGAAGTGCCAATATTATTTCTGGAGCAAGGGAGTAGCAGGGAATTAATTAAGAGGGTTCGCCGGTAGGCGTACCTGGCTCTGAACCATTTAACGGAGCATGCGAAGCAAATCGACGCTATTTTTGGCGCCTGTGTCCCAAATCTGTCCCACATGGAAAACAGGGATGGCACTAATGATGTGTAAAGGATTGATTTTACTGGTGCCGATAAGAGGAGTCGAACCTCCGACCTTCGCATTACGAATTATAAGAACTACATTTAACTAACTGAATTTAAAGGCTTCAACCGCATTCACGTTGCATAGTTGATGGCACAAGATGAAAGTTGCTGAATGATGATTTTAAGTGATGGCACAAAAATGGCACACGCAAAGCTTTCTTCGCGACAACCGAAAAACCTTTGCATGTCCCAAATCTGTCCCATCAAAACGGCTGCCGGTCATCCCACACTTTCATTACCTGCACCACCACCACGCCGCGGATAAGCATGTCATCCAGCAACGCCCCTTCTATCGCCTCACCCTCCGGCGTGATTATCGCCCGGCCCATCATCTTGCCGATCCCCTGCTCTCCGAATAGCTCATAGCACACCTCGTCGCCTGGCCGTGGCTTCAGTGACGAGTCCACTACGTAGCTCAGGTTGCCACGCTCAACGAGGAACGTCGCAGATGGATGAAGGATGAATAGCTTGTTCAAATCGATGCGCGACTCTACATAGTCCTGCGCCGGACTGGGGAATCCCATTGTGCCACTCCGCTTTATACTGTTTTTATATACAGCAGTTAAGCATAGATGAAGTGGCAACTGCATTTTGGTATAGTACTGGCCCATTGAAAACTATTGTCACCTTGCAAGCTAATACGGATATGTGATGATCAAATTATTCTCCCGGTATATGTCTGTTGGCGTATTAAACACGGCCATACACTGGGCTGTGTTTGCCTTCCTTCTTAGTAAAGGGAATAGCCAGGCATTGTCAAATTTTGCAGCGTTCTGTATAGCTGTTACATTTTCTTTTTTTGTCAACGCAAAGTGGACTTTCAATTCAGAGGCTACCGCGATCAGGTATGTTCTCTATGTTTTTTTCATGGGTGCAGTAGCTGCATTGACCGGTATGTCTGCAGATAGGCTAGGCATGCCCCCATTAATAACTCTTGTTGTATTCTCAGCTATAAGCTTGGTATCCGGATTCTTATACTCTAAACTATTTGTCTTCAGGAATTAAAAATGAAAATATCACTGGTTGTCCCAGTATACAATGAAGAGGAATCAATCAAGCTATTTTGCGATAACGTTTTTCGCATTCTTGAGAGTTATGATGTTGAAATTGTTTTTGTCAACGATGGAAGTACTGATTCCACAGAGTCAATTTTACAGGGATATGTCAGAGATTACGAAAATATAAAAGAGATCTCTTTTACCAGGAACTTTGGTAAAGAACCCGCCTTGTTCGCCGGTATAGAAAAGGCTACTGGCGATGCTGTAATACCTATTGATGTGGATTTACAGGATCCTATCACCCTTATACCAAAAATGATTGAAGAATGGCAAAAAGGTGCGGATGTAGTTCTTGCAAAAAGGAATGACAGGCTTTCTGACTCACATTTTAAAAGAAAGACGGCTGAGTGGTTTTACAGGCTTCATAATAAAATAAGCAAACCTAAGATTGAAGAAAACGTAGGCGATTTCAGGCTAATGTCTCGTGAGGTAGTCGATAACGTTCTTAAGCTTGAAGAACGCAATTTGTTTATGAAAGGGATTCTTAGTTGGGTTGGTGGGAAAACGGTTATTCTCGAATACACCCGAGCTGAACGCTATGCCGGTAAAACCAAGTTTAATGGCTGGAAGCTGTGGAACCTTGCCTTAGAAGGAATTACTTCTTTTTCCACCTTCCCGCTTCGTGTATGGACTTATATTGGTTTTTTTGTAGCTGCAATTTCATTTATGTATGGTGTATGGATGGTAATAGATAAGCTGATATGGGGAAATCCTGTGGCTGGCTATCCTTCCATATTAGTCTCTATATTATTCCTTGGTGGCATACAGCTTATCGGAATTGGCGTTCTTGGTGAGTATATAGGGAGAATTTACATTGAAACCAAGAGAAGACCAAAATACCTTATTAAAGAAAGGAAAGGAAAGGTAAGTAAGTGAAGATGACTACTATTCATCGCTATTTTGGCGGTATCTTTTTCATTGGCTTAGCACTATCAATAGCCATCCCGTTTATTTTTTACAAAGGCTTTAACTCAGTTAAGTATGTGCAAGTCCCCGAGGCAAACTCGGGGCTTGACGGCCTAATTTATCACCTTGATGAATGCAGAGTTGCCAACAATAGAATTTTTGTTCGCGGGTGGGCTTCCCCAGTCTCTGGTTATGGACAGAACCTAGTTTATGCGAAAACTGATAAAGGTTCATTAAGCGTGAGAACATCAGTTCAGGACAGAACGGATGTAAGCGCAGTAATGAGCAAACCTGGTTTATATGATAAGTCAGGATACATAGCGTCTTTAAAATTACCCGAAGGGATAAATGTTTCTAGCGTTATGATAGTAACAAAAACTGGTAGTAAAGTTTATGCTGTGGAGGGTAACTGTGGACAATAAAAAACTAATAAACATAACAAGCTTATTGTTTATCTTATCATTATGCGTTTTCATTTCATTAAGTCTGCACTTGTTTAATGGAGACGATGACAAGTTTTTTGGAAACGCTCTTCAGCACAGAAGTTTGTTTGAATTTTTAGATTGGCGATATCATACCTGGACAGGCAGGATGATGATAGAGGGATTGATGGTGTTGACCATTAATCACGCTTGGTATTGGACGATTGCCATTCCTTTATCATGTGTCATAACAGCGTTATCAATAGCTGATCTGGCAGGATATAAGGACAGAATCATTCCAGCCACCAGCATTATTCTTGCGGCTATTTTGCTAATTAACCATAACGTGATAATGGAGGCGATGTGGTGGGTGACTGGATCATACAATTATATTCAGCCTATAGCCGCAGGCCTGCTTTCAATATTAATTCATTCAAGATGTAAAACCACTGGCGTAACCGCAAAATTACTTTCATTTATATTCGTTATCTTCTCGTGTTTTAATGAGCAGTTTTCAATAGTTATACTTATCCCATATGTAATCTTATACACTTTCTATAGTAAGAACTATAGCGTATATAACATCTCGTATCTCGCAATCTCTGTATTAGCCACTGTATTTTCTCTGACGGCTCCAGGAAATAAAGCAAGATCCATTACAGAAACAGCATCATGGATGCCTGACTATGCTAACCTCGGAATCGTTGAAAAGGTGGCACTTGGCTTTGATAGATTAAGCTCGCACATATCTGAGCAAAACATTATTTTTACAGCTTTTATAGCGATTTTATGCTTCATGGCAATTAAAAAGGGCAAAATAAATGCACCTTCATTGATTGCTTTATTTATTTTAGTAGTTAAAGCATCAACTTTCTTCATTTTCACAAGGTACTCCTCGTACTTGAATATGTTGACACATGCGGATTTCCTTAATTTTGGCAGCATATCCGATGTCGCAACTTACACCCCATATGTTTTATCATTATTGGTCCTGTTTAGTTGCATCCAGTTGATAAGTATACACTGTGAAGATTTGCAAGATTTGATGAGGCTTGTATTGCCTTTTATCCTTGGTATAGCTTCAGTAGTGGTTATCGGCATGAGTCCGACAGTGTATGCTTCCGGTTACCGCGTTCTTTTCATATTCAATATATGTAATATATATATAGCATCTTCTATTATGAGAAGGGTTTAAAAACAGGGGGCGCTGCCCCCTTTTTTTTAGGCCAAAATTTCAACTTGCAACCATGTTGCGTTTGCCTGAAGTGATCTTGATGCTCCGTCATCATGCCTTACGTTCATCGTTATAACATCGCCTGGAGTAACAAAAATATCACCGCTGGCAATATTCATATACGTACCTTTTCCTACTATGGCCGTTGCTGATTGCTGCCCCATTCCGCGTGCGAATCCGCCATTGTTTAAAAAATAAAGCTCCCTTGCAGTCGCTGTTGTTGCACTATCAAATAGAACTGATCCAGTTAATCTTACTTTACCTACTCCATCAGGTATCACAATGCTTGCCCCATATCCTGGCCATAATCCATCAGGATCATAATCTCTAGCTCCGAAGTTAACTGCAGTTTGCATCCCCGAGGCAATAGCCTGTGCTCCAGTGGCATAAAAGAATCCACCACGAGAACCAACTGTGTTCAGCCCGTTACTCATGTCATTTATTAACTTTCTGGAAGCAAAAGAGCCGCCCGTATTTCTTCTTGTTATGTCATAGACTTCATTGTGTGACGATCCGAGCCTAAGCTCCACACCATATTTAACAGAATTGTTTGCGGCTGCTACTATACGCATCCCAATACATCTCCCGAATGAAGCATTACCAAGGAATGTACATCCATCAACATAATAAGTTGAGTTAAATCCCCAAACCTCATTATCTCTGTTAAATATCTCGGTTCCATTATCATGAACAAAACCTATTCCATTCTGAAGTGCCCCCTCGCTATGATAAACTAGGTTGTCGTGTTCATGAATGCACGAAATACCATCAGTAAAAACGCCGTATTGGAAGCAGTTCACATGATTATGTGCGAATATAAGAAGAGGGCGACCAATAGCCCGGGCACCAGGGTTTACCGGCCAATTAGGCGACCAGTAACCAGCTACCCAATAAAGAGCAACCATGCAATCTATAAAAATATTCTCCGTAACATACATCCCTTCTGCTGTATCTTCTGGCTTTATCGCAACATCGAAGCTACCAAAATAGTTTGCAATGAAGCGATATTCTACCGGGCTGTATCTACCGGTAATACGCACACCAATTTTGCTCCTCGTGTTCCTTGTCTGGTCATGATCATTACCACCAACACCCTTAAATTCATTGTTCATGAAGTTTATGTTATCGCCTTGGTGAAGGTGCACACACGTATTGAATCCGGCCTCGTACTCTCCCTTTCCACGGATTGATATGTTAAAGAATGATCCACGCTGCACGAAACCATGCTCAAAATCTTCAGGCCATTCAAGATAAAAGGCTTTCCCCTGCGCAATCTTCGTTGCTTCAATGCGTAAAGAGGATATTTCGATAAACCTTATGCTATTTGTGAAAATAGCTGAAAAAAGCGTCCCCACTCCGGTATATGTTATAACTGTGTCTGCTCTGGAATGGCCTTTTATCACACAGTCTTCTGTAGCCATTACAGAAATGTCTTTAGAAATAATATAGTTTCCGGGGGGGAAGTAGAGCATCCCAGTGTTGGCGGCAGCTTGAATAGCCTCGCTGTCATCCGTTATACCATCACCCTTTGCGCCAAAATCTTTTACGTTTACAGAGTCAGCATTTTTTTCGTGCTGCGTCCTGAGAGCTGCGCCGGGGAGTGGCTGCCTCACTGCTATTAACGAGTCGCCATCACCTTCAGCGTAGCTCATGAGACGCTGGGATAGCCTGTCTGGGTCGTACTTTAACAGGTTCGGGAAATAATGTTCTAACGCGCCGTAGGCATCGTAAACAGCCATGCTGTAACCGGAACCAGTAACTATCTTCGCAACCTGCCCACCATAAACCGGAAAGCCAGCCTGATTAATAACTATAGGTTGAGGGATAGGGATAACGCTTCCATCTTCGTTTTCTAGATAGGCCTGAATTTGGTTTGAGGGTACCGATGGGTCTGTGTCAATGTTGCCAATATAAATCCTTCCGTTGGCTAGTGCTTTAAAGGATCTTGACGCAGTGAAAAGCTGGTTAGGCATCCCAACCACAACATTTGCAGTAATATCTGCCATTTAGTTTTGCTCCGGGCGTAGTCATGCCTCGCGGTAAAGCGCTGGCGTTAATAAGAGGTAATTAATGCATCCAGTTATTCAGCTAATTGTTTCTTTGGCGTTGCTTACAATAGCGGCCAGAATGTGGCCTCCATTGCTTTATTGGCTGATGGGGTTTATGGCGTTGCTGGTGGTTATAAAGGTGATTAGGCGTTCCGCGCGGCTGGTTAGCAATAGTATTACTGCTGCGTGGTTCCAGCCTGTCATGGGATTTTTGATTTATACGGGGATGTGGCTTGCTCTGGCCGCTGTGGCTGATTTCTTCTTCCCTGCCAGCATTAGCGCCATGAGCATCGTCCTGTGCTTCGCTGGCGCTTATGCCGTTATAGCGCTGATTGTGGTTGCGATTGGGAGGCTTGAGAAGAATTAGCAAGGTACTGGCGATCGTCCGTCATGCCACTTAGCCAGGCGATAATTCCCACCTTCGCTATGTTCTCCTTTTCTTTTTTCGGCAGCGTGCGATAAAACTCTTTCCACGCTTTCGACCCTTCAATTTTCTTCTCAGCCTGAGCAACAATCCTCTCCTGTGCCTGCGCACTTGGCTTGCTTCTGGCGGCTGATGCTAGATTTTTGAAAGTTGGGCTGCTCATCATCTCCTGCACCGCGCTTGCTCCGGTTTTCTGTGTGGCTGCTCGGGCCCCAATCTGTGCAGCAATAGCAGTATTCAGAACCGGACCGGCAACAGGAACGTGACCAAGCACAGTGGCAATAGTTGCCATTTTTCCGTGCGTGGCCAGCTTGTCAATGAACCCACCTGGCTGCTCGAACTTATCCAGAAACGCCTTTAATTTCCCTGTCGCCAGATAGTACTGATTCGCTGATTTAACATTGCGGGCGAGCGTATAAAAGTCCTCAAGCTCTCGCACAGTTTGCGCCGGCAGCTCTTTGTGAAGAAGGCGATCGGTGCCGTTCCTTTTCAGCGCACCGTAATAATCTACGAATCCGTTGATATTGTTCGCCAGATCGGAACGGCTTCCCTTCCTGAACATGTCGCGCATTCCGGTAGCGATAAGCTGCGACCGGGCCGTCTTATCAGGAACAGAACGCATCAGCTGGTTAAAGCTCTTCGTATTGCCTGTGCTGAGTCCATTAAGAGCGCCCTGAGCCTTAACGGTGACGTCTCCTGTCAAATCCTTACCCATCAGGTCGTAGACGTTTTTTTCCATCATCTTCCGCTGCGCCGTAACCGCGTTTGCCGCCCGGATCTGCTCCCCAAATCCGGCCGCCCGGGCCACGTCATCACGGTCTTTTGAAAGCATTGAGTAGAGCTGGCTAAGGTTGTGCTCCTCAGCGCTACCGAATGGCGTTCCTGATTTTCTTAGTTCAGCCCCCACGACTGCACGCATGTTGTTGAGCCTAGCGTAGGTTGGCGCTCCAGCCTGTTCGCTACCGGGCTTTGCTGAGCCCTGAGGAGCCATTGCCTCATAGACTTTCTTTTCAACCGGAGAAAGGTGCTGGAAACCGTTCTGCTCATCGGCCAAGGAGTCCAGATAGTTGCGGGTATTGACCGGGTTTATTTCTGTGTGCGCTGCGATCGCTTCCTGAACCGGCTTATAAAGCTGCTCTTCCTGATCTTTGAGCGTTTTGCGGGTAGAGTTGAAATCTGCAATGAATTTGTCGTTCATAGCGAGTCTGTCTGGCATAGCCCCGGCGTCATCAATGATTTTCGATGCGCGAGCTGATACCCGGTCGATGCTGTCGCGTCTTACCGCTGCCAGCGCTGACTCATCTTGCGAAGCCAGGCCCATCTGAACTGCCTTGAATGCGTCATTGCCTGACGTGTACGCCTCAAGCATGTCATCGGGATCAAGGTCGAGCCGACGCATGGCGTTAACGACATTTTCGTCAGGCTGAATGTCATTCACTACCTGGGCAATGCGGCCTTCATTACCGGTGGTGGCCGCCCGGGCGTAATCAGCTGCGGTAGATTCAGGAACTGCCGCTATTGCCTGCGCCGCTGGCTGCGATGTCGGAGGCACAACTCCGCGAGCTGCCCGTAACGACTGAACCTCACTTGCAATTCTGCCGCCGCCCGCGATTATCCCGCGACCGATTGCGCTGCCAGCAAGACCCATAGCGATATTGCCGCCAAAATCATTCATGTTGCCATCCTGGCCGGATTGCGCCGCAGCACCGACAAAGTTTTCTGCCAACATATTACTGATCTGCGTTGCCGCCCGCTCTCCCCGCCCGGCATTAGCGACCGATGATAGGGCCTCCGCAGTTCTGGCTTGGCCGATTCCCGGAATAAGGTAGGGCCCGATTTCAGCACCGAGCTGAGCATATTTATCTGTTGGTTTTATGCTGTCAGGAAGCTGAAGCTGCATCACTTGCTCGCTTTTCGGCACCCCAACTGAATCCAGCGCCGTATTAACGATATTGCCTGGCACGTTCGCAACATTCACAGCGGTCTGGGCCAGTCCCTTACCAGCCTGCACTGCGCTTTCGCCAATAGACTGCTCAGGCGCAGGCTGTGCCCATGCTCCCTGTGACTGCTGTGAAAGCTGGTCAAGTTCGCTTTGCGTTCCCGGTTGTGCTGATTGCGTCCACTGGGCGAAGCGTGGATCGGTAACATAGTTCTGTGTTTCGCGAGGAACAGTGATAGCGGCGCCGCTCCTCAGCTTCTGAAGGTTGCCTGGTCCCCAGTTATAAGCAGCCAGTGCATCGGGGATGTTCCCCTGCTGGTCAATCATCTGCTTAAGGTAGCGGGCAGATGCCTCAACCTGCATTTGCGGGTTACGCATCATTTCTTCCGGATCGTAGCCCATGCCGCGGGCGGTCGCAGGCATTACCTGGCCTTTACCAATGGCCCCTTTCGGGCTTATGGCAGATGCGTCTCCGCCGCTTTCTTTGCTGATAACCGCGCCCAGCAAACCTGCAGGCAAGCCGAATTGCTGCTCCATTGCGGAAACATAATTCCCCGACTGATCCGGCGCTGCGGGTTGAGATGACGGCTGATATTTAGCCCACGGGCCATCTGAACCAGAGGGCGCGGCTTCACTGCTTTGATATTTTTCCCATGGGCCTGCCATCAGTTCTTTCTCCAGTTGCGTTGATTTGCCGGGTCGCCGCCCATGAAGGTGTAACCACCCTCGCTATGCCCGGTTTGAATTTGAGGTGAATTTTGCTGACCGGAAACAGCCCCGGATATATCAGACCGGTACTTATCGATGCTGGGCCGCTGGTTATCCAGATATCGAACCTGCCTGTTCAGGACTGTCTGCCAATTATTAATTGCTCTGCGGGCCGCATCCGGGGACATATTTGGTTTCACTGCGAGAAAGGCAGACGCGGCAGCCTGCCCTTCGGCATCAGAAACCGGTCCTGTACCTTTCATGCCCACGACACCCATCAGTCTTGCCTGGGCCTGCATCTGCTCTATTTGTGACCATGCATCAGCTGAACCACTACCCGGAAGGTTACGGTTAATGACTCCTTTCGCGCCCCAAATACCGTTGAACGTATCCGGGTCGATCTGCTTAACCTGGTTAACTGTGGTCAACATTCCAGAGACAGTATTTGCCTGCGTGTCATAGGCATTAACCAGATCCTGTTTTTTCTGGGTATTTGCCTGAAGGGTTTTCTGCTGATCGGCTGTTGCCTTGCCTGCCTGAATCTGCCTGTTTAGTCGCTTATCTTCGGCATCAACGGCATTTTTTTGCTGCTCAATACTGAGGCGCTGCCAGCCCTGCTGGGTCTGCGCGTTCTGGTAATCTCCCTGTTGCTGCAGCTGCTGCTGTTTCAGGCCGAGATTTGCCTGAGCAATCTGCCCGGTCTGCTGGAGTTTTTGCTGATTGGCCTGAAGGTTGTAATACTGCTCAGGCCCGAGAGCGTGCATCCCGATTAGATCCGCGTACTGCGTAAATTGCTGCGGGTTTTGCTGATAAGCCTGCAAGGCAGCATCAGGAGTTAGCCCAAGCTGCTGCAGGGCGCCAGAGTGTTTCTGCGCGGCAGCCTGCACTGCCTGAGGTCCGGTAATTGCAGCAAGCTGCAAATCGGTGGCAGCATTCCCAATTTGCTTATTTTTCTCCGCATCAATCAGACCCATACCCTGCTGAATAGCCTGCAGCTGCTCTGGGTTTGATGCTGCGAGCTGCTTCAAAGCATCACGATCGCCAGAAGCATAAGCCTGTCCAAACGCCTGCTGGAACTGCTTCTGCTTGTCAGCCTGCTGAATGCCAGTGGCCAGCTGTGCGATACCAGCCAGCCCCTGCACCGCAGCTTGCCCATTAGTTGGTTGCTGCGCATATTGCTGTACCGGAGCCACTGCTGCAGACGGCGCATTCTGGTTTGCCACCTGCAAAGAAGGAATCCCCATAAGCTGAAAAGTTGCCATCAGAACAGTCCTCCCAGCGCCCCCAGGCCACCACCAATTGCAGCACCGATGCCTGTACCAATGCCGGGAACAACGCTTCCCAGCGCCGCGCCGGATGCTGCGCCGCTAAGCCCACCACCTAAGAAGCTCTGGAACCCTGACGGCTGGCTTGCCCGTGAAGCATTAATCGACCCGAGCTGCTGAGCGAGTGCACCGGCGTTATTTGCATAGCTCTGGCCAGCAGATGCCTGCCCTGCGGCGGCATTCATGCCAATCCCCAGCAGATTTGACTGATTCTGCATTTGACCTGAAAGCCAGTTTTGTCCCAGAGAGGGAGCAATAGATGCCAGCGCGTTTATGTTTGCCGTGGTGCCCAGGCCACCAGTAGCTTCAGCTGAAGCTAAGTTTTGATAACGAGCCTGGCCAGCAAGCTGCTGATACTGATCTGATCCGTAATAGCCGTTGAGTGCGGAGTTTTGCCCATCAAGGGTGGAAAGGTTTTGAAGCTGCTGAAGTGCTGGCTGTCCAACTCCCATATAGGGAGATAGCTGCTGCATTACACGGTTAAACTGATCGTTTTGGAGTTGTGACGCTTCACGGGTCGCTTTTGCCTGCGCAGCCGAGCCATTATCGCCGCCCTTTTGATAGACTGCGCGATCAAGAATTTTTCTGGCTAACTGGAATATAAGCACTGTAGAGTTCTCCACATCGTTTTCTTGTTAGTTGATAGAGGGTCACGCCTATCGCTTCGCCGCAGCTTAAATAGGCGTCTTCTATTCGCCCTGCCCGGGATGCGCCAAGTGCAATTACTGCTGCCGCGCCGTATCTCGTCGTGTCAGGCACCATCGTGACAATATTGGTAAATGTTGAATTATTGAGCAGCCAGCCGAAAAATAGCTTATGCCCATCAATCGCGTATTGGCCGCGAAAACCAGGATCGTAAATAGGGTGAGTTTCGAGGGTTGAATGCCAGAAAGGCCTTACTTCATGTACGCCGACCAGGAGAGCACCTTCATATATTCCAAGATAGAGAGCATCCGGTTTTATGTAGTACTCATCGCCTTTATCAACGATATTGCCGGTATTTTTCGGGTCATTCAGGAATGATTTAAGTCTGAAAGGATCATCAATAATTTTTAATTTCATGGTGCACCTATGACAAGGTCAGGAATCCGACCCTTGTGGTATCTATCCACAGCTCGGCCCTGCCATCAGTCGTCCAGTTGATATTAAAAACGTTGTTGGATGTTGATCCGGAAATTCCATTTCGGCAGCCAACCCCTGTGGGGCTAATCTTGCCCTTGATAGTTAAAGGGCTTGATATTGTCCCTCCAGTGTTACCGTCTACTGTGCCAAACCTTGAATCATTACCGGCAGCTACCATCCCCGCAGCTGTACCTGTGTTTTTGGTAGCAGAGTCCCCCAGCCCTAAGTTATTCCTGGAGATAGAGGCGCTCGACAAACCAGCAAGGTTGTCTGCTTTCAATAAAGCTTCCGTTTTAGCAGCCTTATTGTTCTGCATATCTGTAATGGCTGATTCAGCAGAATTTAGACGCAGCTTTATTGAGCCTACGTCATCAGAAAGCATGCCTACATTTTTCTCAACCGTGGTAACCCGCCCCTCAATGGAGGCAATTTTTTTCTCGCTGGTCGTTATCCTCGACTCGTGATCTTCCAGCTCTATATCCTGCTCTTCATTTTTCAGCGCGGCCTGATAGGCGAGATCATTAGCGCTGTTCGATGCATCTGCGATATTTTTTAGGTCGGTGGTCTGTTGTATGACGCTTAACTTGTAAGCTAAAGAGAACCCTGGCGGCAGGATTGAGGCATCTATCCTGTTTGACTGCACTATCACTTTCTGTGGTTCCTTTGCCATCACTCGCTCCTTACCTGGCAGCCAGACAATGTCACTGGCGCTGACGTTATTACCCGCACCTTAAACCCGATGTTTTTCCGTATCCTGCCGATGCGCCGCCACAGCACACGCCGGTCATACTCGAATGGCTTATCTTGCGCGACGATCTGCTCCCGGCCGTAATTGATGCCGTCAGCCGTTGCCGAGATGAAAAGGTTATTAGCTCGCTGTGAAAGGCCTGAGGAAGATTCGAGTTCAAAATCGAATATTCTGGCGTTATCCGCTTTAAAGAGCGGCGTATACAAGAGGTGTTCCTGATCTGCCTGGTATTGTGAGGAAATCTGCGTCGAAAGCTCCCCCGTTACCGGCTCCCCTTTATCTCCGCACGTAATGACATTGCCCTCATAAATCACATCGACCGCCCGCCAAGGCCTGTCACCGAGTCCCGTCTTCAGGATTGTCCACTGAACACCTCCCTGCGTCACCGAGCCGTCATAGGCCAGAACGTGGCGCGGCAGGTGGACTATCAGCAGCTCGTGCGACTCGAATCGGGTTGACTCCATAAAGCTGGTGGCTAACTCAATATCGCTGTAGCTCTGCAGTATTTTTTCCACGTTCGACGTGGCGATCTGCGTCACCTGCCCAGAATTAATAATGTAGACAGATGGGGCGCCCGTGGCCGGACTGCTAATTATGGCGTGTGAATCGGCGAATTTGGTTTTGCAGTAAGTGCCCGCAATACCCTTTTGCACCATCATTGATGGCTGTGACGCATACAGCGCTGCGCCAATACCGGATGATGCGCCAGTAAGGGAAAAGTACTCGATCGTTGTGGCACCAAAGCAGATTACAAAATCTCGCCAGTTGTCCAGGCCAATAATCCCGTCAGGCTGGCTCTCTGCCCGGTATTCTGCACTGTAACGATCGGGTTTTGATTCATCCTCCAAATCGCTGACAAAGAATGAATCAGAACCATCTTTCGACCATACATAACGCGATCGGTTGCGGCATAAATCCCGGAGTGAACCAAGCTCATACTGTGTAAAACCGCTATCCAGACTCCAGTTGGACATGGTTTTAACGGTCCCGTCGTACCGGAAAAGTTTTAGCTCACCGTTAGCGCCAATGGCATGGCTGATGTAACTGCATGCCATACTTACCCGATTACTGCCCGTCACCTCTCCAATCTTCACACCACCTTTATAAAGCGATGTTCCGCATAAGCGGTAAACAGCTGACTGGTTGGCGTTGTACATGGCGCCACGCGAGACACCATCAACATCTGACCTCTTTTTTATCCCCGGGAAGGAGCGGAGGTAGCCGCTGGAGTTAAGAACCTCTTTAGGCGTGGCCAGCATGTTTACCGGCAACAGATCAACATAGTCTGCATTACGGCTGTTTTTTCCCAACCCCTTCATCAGGGGTAGCTGAATTATCGGCATCTTCATCCACCATTCTGTGAAAGTAATTCCAGCTGTTAAGGCCTGCACCTCGATTGCCGGAACCGGTTGGCATGCGGTTTGGATAGCCTGCACGGCCAGCCTTAGCCGCACGCTTTAACGCGGAGTTTTTGTAAAGCAATTCTTTGCCATTACCTGCGCTCAGGATGATTTTCGCTGATGCCTCAATTGCATAATCAGGAGCAATTCTTACGGCCAGGTTGTGGATCACGGCACTGGCGGCCATAGTTTTCATGCCGTGTTCATCGCCTGGATCGGCCCCAAACCCTTCAGCTGAGAATAAGTAACCGGCATCAATGCCAGCGCCATCCTGATACCATTCCGCCATCATCATTTCGAGGTCGTTTACCGCATCCTCTAACGCCTGCGGCTCAACATCCGTTAGCGTGGCATTGGAGGCAACGCCGAGCTTACGCAGCGCGGCATTGGCCAGATCAGCTTTCGTTGTCAGGTTCATCGATTACCTCGTCTTGAGGTTCTTCTGGTGGCTCTTCACCGCCGCCTTTTTTCTTCGGCTCTTTTTTAACGACGGGTTTCAGATCTTTTTCAGCAACAATATCATCGGGATGTTTGTGCCAGCCTTCGGAGACATATGATTCAACGTTTGAATCGTCAACGATGACGGTTTTTAACTGCTTCCCCCAGACCTGCGTACCCTTGCCTTCCTTGTAAAGCATTACGTTCATGATCTTCTCCAGTTAAATGCCGGGGCCGCAGCCCCAGCTATTTAGCCGACGATAGCTGTCGCCACGTCCTGATTAGCCAGACCAACGCCGATAGCTTCCGGGCGCACGGCGGTTGCCGCGTACCACAGCGCGATACGGCATTTTCCGCCGAGGATGTCGATATCACCCTGGAAAGCAACGACCCCACTAAGGCCGGTGCCCGGAACGTTGAAGCTACGAGACTTCATGCCAGAGAACAGGTCATGATCAAGCGGGATAGGCTGAGACAGCAGTCGGATTGAATCGTCAGCCCAGAACACGTTGGTAGGCGCGGTGTCGGTGTTCAGCACGTTGATAGCTGCGCCGGCGGCCAGAGAGGTATTCACATTGGCGTAAGCGCGTTGCTCTGCGGTCAGCGTGGTGTCGTCCAGCGCAACTGGTTTCGGCGTAATCGTCAGGTTGTTGCCATTTACGGCTACAACGGAGAACGTGGCATCTTGCACCAGCACGTTTTTCGCCATCTGTGCTAAGAACTTCACGCCAGCAATACTGATTTTGTCACCGCGCTTAAAGCCGGTACCAGAACTAACCGCTACTGTTGCAGTACGGTTATCCACGTTCTCTTTGTTGCCATCGGTATCCGTTCGCCATGCTTCCGGTTTGAATTTCTGTGCGCCGCTAACTGTTACGCCCGTTGCGGTTGATCCGATCAGGGTTGGCAATTTAGGAGAGCGCAGAACATTATCGAAACCTGCAACCTGCTTTTGAAGTATGCCTTTGCTGTATGCATCATCCTGCACACGGCCGTAGAAGTCTTTGCCAGCCAGATCTCGACCCGCGCCGCGGTAGTCGTTAGCGTTGAAGAAATAAGAAAGTCCTTTGCTGCGGTTTAACTCGCGAGCGAACATCAGAGACTCTGCTTCGGAGATGAAATCCCAGCCGGTGTTAGCGTTGCCGATAGGGCCTGTGCTGGTCACGACCAGTGAACCCATCTCTACTGCCTGACGGGCAATCTCCGCTTCAACGTTGTTCGCCAGCTTTTCCGCTGATGCGGCCATGCGGCGACGGAAAGACGTTTCGTCGCGCACATCATCGGCACGCAATGCGAAGAAGTCGTTATCCGGCTCGTTCATGTTGACCTTAACGGAAAGCTCCAGAACATCCGTTTCTTTATCAGTCAAGTCCCAGCCCCGCTGGGTAGGCGCTTCCTGCTCCAGCGGCATCCACACAGTATTGCCTGAACGCTGCATTGCTGCGCCTGGCGGTGTGTATTTGCTGACTCGCTCTGCCATCGGCGTCAGGTTCTGAATGGTGTCGATTACTTCGTCCACCGCATAAGTCAGCATTTGACCTTCTGAAAGTGCCATTATTTGATTCCTTGAATTTGTGCTTTAAGTTTGCGGTAAGTCTCGGGGTCGCCCTTGGCTGCGGCCTGATCCATCTTCTTCTGAAGAGCGGAGATATTGGCTGCAGTCACGCTGCCCTGCACCGGTTCATCGACTGGCGGGGCTGACGACACGGCTTTGCCGCGAGGCTTGAGAGTTAAACGGTCTGAAAGGCGAGTTAGTTCAATGATCGCCTGCTGTTCGGTCATCGACATCAGCTGTCGGACTTTCTCCGGGTTGCTGCCCAGGTGGTAAATCATCGCTGCCGACTTCTCAGGGAAGAGCTGCATAAGGCCCACATCTACGCCTGGTGGAACCAGCTGGCGAAAGGCTTCTTCCTTCTCTTCGTAATCTGGCAGGTTGAGTTTGTCTGCGGCGTCATAGTGCTTACGCGCCGCCTCGACATGCTGAGTTGATTGTCGGGTAAAGTCCTGAGTCTTGCGGCCCTGCTCCGCTACAGCATTGCTGCGTGCATCCATTGCTTTCAACTGCCACTCAGAATTAGCGGCGTTAAAAGCAGCTAGGGCGCGATTGGTGTCGTAGTCATATTTCGCGAGCGCGTTGTCTGACAGGAAATCATTCACGTCCGGCTGCTGCGGTAACTCAGGATTAACCCGAAGATTTTCCGGCAGCTCGCCACGGGTAACGGCTTCCACCTGCTGCTCGAGTTCGCGCTGGCGTTTGCGAGCCAGGCGGCGGGCGGCAAATTTGGCGTTTGTTTCGTGGTCTTGCTTCGGCTTGTTCTCATCGTCCTTCAGGACAATATCAAAGCCCTCGTCATGCTCATCGGCCTGGGTGGCATTCCCCTCGACCTGACTATCAGCAGATGCCGCTGCGTGATCGCCGGGCAGGCGTTGCTCTTCAGTGTTCTGAATTTCGGTGGTATCGCTCATGTTGTTTAGCTCTCTCACATGGTTCGAGGAATCTCGGCGTTAGCCGGGGTATTCGGTGTGCTCTGCTGTTGCAGGAGGGATGCGACGTCAAGTTGCTGGCTGTGATTCTGCTGCTGTGCACGCAGCATGTGATCAGCTTCTTTATGCGCCGCCTGGTTTTGTTTCTGATACCAATCGGAGAGCAGCTTTAGCGCCTCCTGAATGGATTTCTGGTCTGTCGCCTTGGCATCCGCCAGGGCTTTAACAGTCTGTGCCTGATTAAGCTGGGCATCCTGCTGGGCGGTGAACGCTTTAATGTTCAGATCGCCCTGCTTCAGCTGCAGCTCAAACTCTTTGTTCTGCGCATTCTTCAGGTCAGCCTGCCCCTGAAGCAACACGCCCTGTGCCTGAACCATTGCCGGATCCGGCTGGCCCTGTTGCTGCTGAGCCTGCTGCGCCCACTGCTCCTCCTCTGGCGTCTCAGGTTTCTTGAGTCCCATCGTGACGAGCTGCCTGGTTGCATACTCACGCATCATCTCAACGCCTTTGCCGTCAAGCAGCGTAAAGTACTGCAGGAGCAGCATCTGAAACTCCGGCGTGCCCTGTGGAACCTTGGCAAGCAGGTCGAGAATTTCCGCCCGGTTCTGGCTCTTCATTGACTGATACGAAGGGCCCACGTCGGTGTAAGTCTCATAGCGGCCGCGAATGTCGTTCAGCGTCACAACCTGGCCGGACTGGAAGTCCACGACCTGGCTCATTAGCTGCACTTCTTTCTCGCTGCCATCTTCAAGCGTCATCGACACAGTGCGCGGGACGTCGTAGATATCGTTAACCATTGATGCATAGATTTCCCCATCGCGGCGCATTGCCGTGGCCAGGTTATCCATGAACACATACGTTTCCAGATCGGCACGCATATTGAGCTGGTTAACAGTATCGAAAGCCACCTGACCACCAGCCGCGTCAGCATCCACACCGACCGTGGCCACCTCTTTCACTGCAGCGGTGGCCGCTTCCAGCATGTAGGCATTCGCCTGGGGCACTTCAGGGTTTTCGTAATAGCCAAGCGGCGTCGGCGGTAACTCGCCCTGGCCGTTTTCGGTGGTTCGGTTCAGCAGGTAGTAGGGGTAATCATCGTTACCGTTATACATGTGTTCGTAACCGGCGATCTGCTCTGCGTAGAAGAACGGTTTCTTTTTCGGTGTCCGGGCGACGATATCCGCGTTGAAGGACATAATCATGTTACGCAGGCGCTGACCGTCTTTAGTCAGCCTGACCACACCCTCATACACTTCCTTGTCACCGGCAAACGACCATTCGCCATAGCAGGGAACGATCGGGATGTGCTCCCCCGCAATCAGCTCGCGGTCTTTGAGAATGTCGGACTGGGTGAGAAGCGTCTTATAGACACGGCGGCGCTTAATCTTACGCTCGCCGATTTTCTTCATTCCCTTGTCTGCCAGTTCATCGATAACGTCGGCTATGTCGCGCTTGAAATAGCTGACAGGCTCGCCAGTAATCGGATCCTGATAGATGTAAGCAACCTCTTTCTTCTCCTCCACCTCGTAATGCTCTGCGATGTAGAAGATATCCGCGGTCGCCCAAGGGAATATCCAGTTCGATGATGGGGTCTGAAAGTCGGGCTTATTCTCTTCATCCAGGCCGTACTCTTCAGCGAAAGCCTCCCACCCATCCTGGCTAAGGGCGCTGATAACTGTGCAGTGCTTCGCGTCGCTCTTATCCATCTGCTTGGCGTTGGCGTCCCACACAACGTGGGAGCATGCCTCATGGATAGGAACGCGGCGGATAATCTGGTTATTGCTGGTCGGGTCTTGGTCTTCATAGTCGGTAATCAACCGCCAGGCACCGACGCCAGCCTCTACCTGCTCACGCACCGCCACGTTAACGGAAATCTTCGCAGTGTTGTGCCGCATGTCAGTACGGTACATGCCCATCAGGATATCGGCAGCGTTTGGGGCGGCGCCATCCTTCGGCTTAAACATCACATCCACTGGGTTCTGGCGCATCTCAGCCACCAGCTTACGAACGACCGGCCGTACCACATCGAACTGACCGCGATACTGCAGCGTCGTGTACTCGTTTAGCCAGTCATCCCACTGAGAGACTCGGCTGAAGAACAGATCGTTTGTTGCTTCGGTTCTGGCCTCGTCGCTTGCCGTCCAGTCCCGGTCAAAAACCCGGAGGATGGTCTGCAATTTTTCGTCTTTGTCGGCCATCATCTACTCCGGGTAATTGGGCGAATAGGCGCCGGTAATTTTTTCTCTTTCACTACACCGATATCACCGAATCGCTTGGCAAAGCGGCGCATCATGTAGGCATAACGGGTTGCGTCGAGCAGATCGTCGCGGGTCTTTACGATCCGGCCCCTGTCGTCACGGTGATAGAAGTTGAATTCCTCGAACCAGTCGCGCAGCCCGGCAAATACCTTGAACCGCCCGGTGCTCATCAGGTCGTGCAGCTCGAACAGGCCAGCCTCAACAGAGCGGGAGCCATCTGGCCACTGCGCACAGTCGTTGAGCATCTGGAATCCGGCTTCTGAGTAGTAGGATTTCTGCTGTAGCCCGCTGCCCTTTTCGGTTTGCAGGCCGTCCTGCGGCCAGGCGGTCGGGACTTTATTAGCCCACGATTTCGTAGCGCCCCATGCCTCTGCCGGAGATGTCTTGCTCGCCTTCCACGCTTTGGTGACGTAATAGGTGTCGCTGTCCATGTCTATCGCCAGCTGGATGCGGCTTTGCGGGTGATCCCAGCCAAAGTCCATTCCATCGATAACCATGTAGTGTTTCGGTATCGGGAATGGCTCGCAGGTAATCACATCCTCGCTGAAATCGAAGATGCGGCCCTGACCAAGCATCGGTATGCCTTTGGTTCGCATGTCGCGCTGGTGTGGCGGGTACGATTCGAGCAGGCTGCGTTTCGTCTCTTCAGTAAGGTGCGGCGCATCATCCCAGCCAACATTCATACAGAACTGAGAATCAGCCGGATCGTCGAGCAGCTTGATAACCAGCTCAGTGCGTCCGTTCTCAGGGGTGAATGTCAGAATGCCGCGGCCACCACGACCTTTATCGCCGGTGGCGGTACGTGTCAGCACCTGCGGGTAGATGGTCTGGTCTTCCGGCTCTTCATCGATATGGAACCAGTCGATGTCATCACCCATCAGTGCGTGCTGGCCCTGCGTGTATGACCAGAACTGCACTTTGCTAAGGTCGCCGCTGCTGTGCCGGATATAAGCTGAACGGACAGCGTTAGGCGTGCCCGTCATTGGCTCGGTCGATACAATGCGATCCGGAGGAACCAGGCCGCCAGTAAACTCGCCGTTCACCTTCTTGCCGATGATTGCCGCCTGCAGCAGGTCACGGCACTTCTCCCCGGAGTAACCCAGGCACCACATAAGCGGGGCATGGTCGAATCGGTGGCCAGTCCATCCCTCCGGGTATTCTCCGAGCAGGTGGATAGCATCGATGTAGGTGGCTGTGTCGGTCTTGCCAACGCGGTTTGCTGCAATCAGGGCGCACTGGCGATATTCAGCGGTGGATGCGATGAACTTGCGCTGCCAGGGGTATCGTGTGTCGAAATAGGATCGGTATCGGTTAACAACAGCGCGGCGGGCTTTCTCTTCCAGTAGCCTAATTAGCTCAAGCTTCTCCTCGCGCTTCAGATTGTCCATTTACAAGCCTCGCGAGTTTTGCGTTGAGTTCTTCGTCTGACATGGTTTCGATTGAGCCAGAGTGCTCCACTTTGTCAGTGAACAGCTTCAGGTGTTTGCCGAGCAGCTCATAGCCTTTGAGGACAGCGGAGGAGTCGTAACGGAACACTGCCGCCACCTCACCATCCTCCGTTTCACACATCATTGGTTCGCCGTTTGGATACGTGACGCGCTCACCCTGCTCACACCGACGGATATTTTTGATTACGCCTTCGATAACAAACTGTGCGCTCAGGCCAACAGCCTGATTGCGCTCTTTGGCTAATTCACTGATGCGATTTCGTATGGCCGGTTTTGACAGGTTTTCACTGGCTATCTGCCGGGATGATTTCTCACTGTACCCGGCTCTTACTGCAGCCTGCGTCCCATTCAGGTCAATCACGTACTCCTGACAGAATCGCTCCTGTTGCTCATTGAGTTCTGCCATCAGGTATCTCTCTTACTGAAACAGCGGCAGAGCGTCTTTAGCACCCTGAATCGCTTTAGTTGTGCGTGATACTGGCGTAGGTTCTGCCTGTGCCAGCGTGTAGTTGCGTTTGAACAGTTCGAGGTTCAGCGGGCTATCCCCTACGAACTCGATAGCCTGCTTGGCGGCTGCGGTATCGTTCATTACCAGCTGAAGGACTTCGAGGCGGATCTGCTGTTGGGCGGTTAACTCGGTAGTTGATGGGGTTTCGTCGGCCAT